CCACCCATTTCCCCCCCTCTTTTTTCGCCGGAGGCGAAAGTTGTAAAAAAAAACCCCCCCCACCCCAACCCGCCGCAATATGCAATGCGACACCCATCGCAACTAACGCAACGCCAAGCCCGATAACCCCAACTGCGGCAACTGCCGCTACAACTACCATCCCCTTGTTCGCCTTGATCCACTCGATAGCGGATTGCAAGTTTACGGTCATCCACTTAGCCAGCTTTTGCAACGCCGGAGCAAGAGCCCCGCCAATCTCGATCCTCACGCCCTCGATCGCCGACTTCAGAATTCGTAAGGCCCCGCCCAGCCCGTCGTCCATCTCTTTGGCAGTTTTCGCAGCAAGGCCGCCAGCCTCACCTATTGCGTCACGAAGATCTCTCGCCCCTACGATGTTCTTTCCAATTCCCGACGCGCCTGTAATCCCTCGTAATCCGAAAGCATCCTTGAACTTCTGGGCTCTCTCGGCCGATCCTAAATTGCGTGTCGCGTCGGCAACATCTTGCAACGTGTCGACCAGCGGGCGCACATTACCATTCATGTCCACAAACTCGACGCCGAAGATTCGCTTTAGCTTTTCGGCGTCCGCTCCCGTAGTAAGCAAAATCCGCCTCATTGCGGTGCCTGCCATGCTGCCTTCGATACCTAGATTTCCAAGCGTCCCCAAGACGGCAAGCGTGTCTTCAAGGCTCAGGTTGAAATCATCGGCTACCGGCCCCACTAGCTCTAGCGATTGCCCCAGTGATTCTACCGTGTTGAGAGATTTGTTTGCCGCGGCCGTTAGCACGTCGGCTACGCGGCTAGAGTCCGAGGCTGCGAGCCCAAATTGCCGAATTGATCTCGACAGGATTTTCGCCGACAGCGACGCTTCAGTCCTCGTTGCCCTTGCCAGCGACAACACAGACCCGGTCATGTTGTCGATTTCGCTTGGGTCAAAGTTTGCTCGTCCGAGTTCGAGCATCAACAGACCGACTTCGATTGCGGTGAAGCTGGTTGTGGCCCCCAGCTTCTTTGCCTTGCCCCTCAGCATATCGAGGTTGGCGCCGGTGTCCTCCGTGACAGCCCCCACTGCCCGCATCGCGTCGTCAAACTCGGCGAACGTCCGCGTAGCAAAAACAAACGGGGCAGCCATCAGGGCGCCCACGACCGCAATCCGTCTCCCCGTCGCGATGGCAGATCGGCCGAACTTCTTGAGCTTCGTCTGGGCATTACGCAAAACCCGCACGAGCTGGCGGGTCATATCGTTCTTGAGGAACAATCTGACAAAGGCTTTTCCGGCCAAAATTTCACTTGTGCTCGCCATGTCAGCCTCCGCCGTCTAGCCGCTTCTTTTCTCGGTAAGCCGCTTCTAACGCTTCTCGCATCTGCGGCGTGTCGGGCAACGGGTATTGCCGGAACTCGGCGAGTTTCCCGGTTTTTATAAATCGCTCCGCATCGAATTTCTTCTCCTGCCACACCATCGATCGCACATCAAGAGCCAGCATTCGCCGCGATTCGCGAGCAGCGATCGCCATCAGCCAGAGGGATCTCAGGTCAAGACCTCTGGGACTGACTCCACATTCTCCGGCGAGTCGTCGACAGGCGTCGGAGGCGTGACATCCGGGACGGGTGCAGACTCGCCTTCCGGCGATGACGGCGAACTCCCAGCCTCCGCCATCTCTTGCTGAACCACGCTCATGATGTCCTTCTGAACTTCCGGATCCATTCTCAGGAATCCGGCCGCCAGTTGTATTTCCTCCGGCGTCATCTTCGGCTGCTTCCTCAGCTTCTCCAAGCTCGATTGCATCGCGGACCATTCGTTCCCCGGGAAAAAATCCGCGAGGGCCTCCATCACCGCCTCCCTGGCCCGCGTGATGGCGTCTTTGCGGATCTGCTTGATGAACTCGGCGGGCGACTTGCCCCGCTCCTTGCACTGCTCGCTGCACACCACGACAAGCACGCGGCCCAAGGCTTTCACATCCCGCTCAACCGCCAACAGCCCGCCGGCTGACAAGTCCGCCAGGTCGACTTTGGCTTCCTTCTCAACACGGTCCAGCAAGAAGCAGTCGAACTCAAACGGCCAGGCTACCCCTGAATTGTCGCTAAACTTTGCCACGATTGTTTTCTCCTATCCCGTTATGAAAAACGCCCCGCCGGGTCAGGCGCCGACGGGACGATGGTACTGCCAGGCACGAGGCCGACGAAATGTCAAAACTAAGCCGCCGTGATTCCGACAAGGATGTACAGCGTGCCGGCAAACAAGCTATCGTGAGACGCCGCCCCGTGCGTGATACGGTTCCCGGTAAACACGTTCGTATCCCCGTTCGCTATATCGTAGATGTTATCGTCGGCTCCGTTGACCTTTTCGTGTACCAGACCGAGGGCCGCGATCGACGCATCGCCGACATCTTGCAGATCCAAATTTGCTAACGCCGTCGTGTCACTTGGATTGCGGTAGAGGATTCCCACGACCTGAGCATCATCGCCGTCAAAATTGACCTCAATCTCCGTTTGCTTGACGACGGTGCAGGCAGTGGTGTTCACAGGTAAATCAACACCGGCCCCAAGGTCTACCGTCACTACTAAGCCAGCCACGGTAGCGGTCATTCCATAGCGGACGCCGGCTGGGAAATACACGTCAACCACGTCGGCCGTGATAATCCCATGGCCAGTTGATAGCGTGATATCCCCGGTGTTGGCATCCACCTTATTCGTCATCGTCCCGGTCTGGGCAGCAATCAGCGCGGGCACCACCTGCTCGATAACGACGTTGCCGACGTACGATACCCTGTTCGTAGCGTCCGAACTAAACGCATAATCCGGAAATTGAAACGACCACATTTTGTGCGCTTGAGGCATCTTGCCACCCCTTACGGTGATGCGTCGTATAGGGCAACAATGTCGATTGTTGCGATCGCGCCTGATGCGTTTGTAAAGTAAAGCACCGTAACATCAAGCGTCAACAAAAACGAATCGTATGCACTGACGTGCCAGATGTAGGGGATGTCAGCGAGAAGACTGATAGCGTTACCGCCTGTCGCGTCGATGGCGTTCGTTTCAAGTAGAATGTCCTGGCTTGAGTTCAGGTAGAAACTTTTGACAGCCGAAACGTCGAGTTCAAAACCAACCTCAAAATCCGTTGTCGAGTCTGCGACGGGTTCCGCATCGAGCAAGGCAACACCCACCTGCGTATTCTCGACCTTTATGGTGCGGGCTACGCCGGAGCCGTCGACACCGAGTATTAGTGTGTGCTTGGCCATCGGTTATTTCTCCATATCGGTAGTTTCGCCCCGCTTGGCCGACTTTGCGGGCTTCACGGGTTTCGCCGACGAATCTGGCGAAAGAATTGCTTGGATTGAAACAGTGTCTTTCGGTGGGTCTTCGCCAACGTCGGCAAAGTGCAGTTCGCCGTGAAACAGCAGGTCGCTCATGTGGAATCTGCCGATGAAGCACGAAAACACCCTGCCGGAATCTGAATCCAGCTTCCCGACTGCGGTATTGAGTTGCCGTAGAACGTCTTTCGTTATGCGAACCATTTCGGGTTCTCCTACTATTAGGTGAAGCTCCAGTCGCGGCCGCCGTCGTCTGTTGGATGAAGCGTGAACGACACGTCCTGACCCGCACTCAATTCGCCGGAGGATTCGTAATCGATGTAACAATCACCATCAAATTCCGTTACGCCCGAGAGTCGACGTTCAACTTTGAACGCGAGTACCGTGCCAGCCTGGGCGGCAGCAAGCAACGCTACCATATGAGCCTCGGCGTCTTCGTATTGCATCGAGAAGGTGATCCCCGCGACCTGCTTCACGAGTTGCTCCGTCATCTTCGGAACAGCCGTCCCGGCGCCACGGTCAGTCGTCTCGTTGTACTCGTTGCCGTGTGTGATGTTGATATCGACGACATGCGTATCGATGTGCGTTGCCGCCGTCGATCCCGCCGCACCGCGATATATTTTGCGTTCCCACCCTGCTCGTTTTTTCGCCATCGGTCAAACTCCTATCGAATCGCCCCTTCCCACTCTCGGTGGAATCGGGCTAGGCTTCTTTCTAATGCCGGCTGCATAGTCGGCCGCTTTGGAAACTTCACGCCCCCTCGGGTTAAACCATGCTCATGGGTTTCCATTGATTGGTCCAACGTGCTCGCCATGAAGCCGATCACAGCGCCATCTTTGTCGGCATGGAAGAGTAGTGACCGTTTTTGCTTCGCCAGTCCCGCCCCGCCGCGAGGTCCTGGCTTGGAATGAATAGGGCCACCCGGCGGGCCGGGCTTGTCGGATTCAACAATGCTGTCGCGGGCCGATTTGCGAATGCTCGCAGCCGCGTGGGAAAAGCTGTTGAACGCCCCTTTCTTTACGGCCGTGTCAACCCGCTTCGGAGTAGCTGTCAATTTTGTTTGCAGGCCAATCATCTCAACCGCTCACGATTCGCTTTGTTTTGAGAACCCATGCGTAGCCGCCCGCGTGTTGCACCAACTCTGGTCGTGTTCCGCCGAGCATCAGTTCCCAGACGTCGCCGTCACTGTCGGTGATCCTGTCAGCGGCTTGCGGGGTAACCACGGTCGATGCAATTTCGTAGTCGGCTTTTTTGACCAGCCATTCACGTTCCCAGTAATTCGATGTGGCCACCTTCTTGTCGCCGCTCGCCTCATCGCCACTGTCCACCGCGATGGCCGTTATCGATGTCGTGTCGCTCGCCCGAGATAGTGTAACTGTTTCACCCGCTGAGTCAGCAAGGGCATCAACCATCCACGCCAGGCCGTCGGAGAACCAACTCATTCGACTCCTTACGGTAGGGCCCGGACAATATTGCTCGGGTCTACCGGCAATCGGTCGGGTATCTCCGGCTCGACTTCTTCCGGTGGCTCAATCTCCGCCACGGTCCACCCATCGGCAATCATGGTCACGTTGTCGATCGACACCGTACCGGCCTTCAACGCACGCAACAGGGCAAGGGTTTTCTTGTAGTTGCAACTGAGAGCAGAATGGTCGCTCTGAATTTCGCTCAACTCTTGCATCAATTCGTCCACGGTATTCCCTTCGTGTGTCGAAAACCGGGGCCGCCACGATCGACGGCCCCGGCTCATGGTTATTTACTAGCCGACTCGGTAGCCTATGAAGCTGGTGGCTCCGGTCATCCGAAAGATCCAAGTACCGAAGCCGCTAGTCCCCGCAGCATCAGGCCCGACCGTGACGTTGCCGACGAAGGTAACTTGGCCGTCGCCCGCCGTCAGTGTACTGATGTCGTCCCCCCCCGTCCCAATGGTGATTACATGCAGATAGAAAGCGTCGCCAGTGGTCACTCCGGTTGGAAGCACCGCCGCAATCTGTGCTCCAGTCGGGGTAGACAGGGCGGACGCCGCTGCAACGGAATGGACAACAATCCCATTAACGAAGTCTGCCGCCGCTATCGCTTGGGCGCCAGTAGACTCTGCGGTTGGCGCGTCCTGCGCGAAGAACGTATCTCCTCGGAGGACAACGCCGCCAGCGACACCAGAACCCGACGTGCCGCCGGTCAGGACGACGTTACCACCATCGACAGAACCAGCCGCAGCACCACCGCTCAGGTTGGCCGCGCCACCGACACCCGTGCCTTTGCCAGCACCGCCCGCGAGGGTTAAGGCACCACCAGCACCGTTGGTCGTATTAGCATTGGCTCCACCCGTCACGGTAACGGCGCCGCCCGTGCCGGTCGCACCGGCTACAGTATCGCCACCGGTAACGGCAATGGCTCCACCATCGCCCGTTGCGCCACCGTCTCCGCCAACGAGACTACCGGCTCCACCGTCTCCGGAGCCAGCACCATCGCCACCGGTGCTGCTAACAGCTCCACCAGCGCCGTCAACCGAATTTGCCGCACCGCCCGCCGTCGCGAACGCACCGCCCGCGCCAGTCGCACCAGAGCCAGATCCGCCGCCGGTAATGGTCCCGGCCCCGCCGGCTCCAGTCCCTTTGCCGAGTCCGCCAGCGATGGTGATCCCACCGCCGGCGCCATTGGTCGTGTTGGCGTTGGCTCCCCCCGTGATGGTTACGGCCCCGCCAGTGCCAGTGGCTCCAACAGCAGTGAGTCCGCCCGTAATGACAGCGGCTCCTCCGTTGGCCGTCGCACCGCCGACGCCACCGACTAGGCTAGCAACCCCACCAACGTTTCCAGCAGTGGACGACGTCCCGGCAGTGACGGACACGAGCCCGCCTTGGGCTGCGGCTAGCCCAGCAATGGCCAGAGTGGCATCGCTGCCCGTGATGTCGTCGGCCGTCACGCTACCGGCGATCGTCGCGGTTCGCTTGGCAGCGGTCATAATTACGCGGACATAGGTATCCGTATTCACCGTGAGCGTGGTTCCATTCGGCTGCGTCGGAGCCGCCAGTCCCATCAGGTTGTTGCCGCTCGCCGTCCCGGTTGCGCAACCGGAAAGGGCCGTGCCGGTGACCGGGGTCCCGTTTTCGTCCCAATACACGGCGTCACCGGCAGTAATAGCGGCGGCGACTTGCGGAATATCCCACGCGCCACCAAAATCCAGAATGCCAATCGGCTGCACACTGAAGTCGACCGCCGCCGAGACGATTGCAGGAACGGTTCCTACAACGATCACGTCTCCCACGGCCGCGTCTGCGGAAAACGTATGCGGGAGACGAATCCCCTCACTAACTCGTATGCTAGGCGTTTGGGCCATGGCTTATCTCCTTGTACTTGCGAAAAATGTGTGAGTTGGAATGTCCCTACGCAGCGCCCTTACTCCGAACGCCGCCACGGCCGTCTTGATCGTTGACGCCGAAATCGAAGTATCCCCGCATCTGCACGCCAAGGGTGTCGAAGTTGGCTTCGGCCTGCTCAATAATGGGGGTCTGCTGGCCATTGAGGAAACAGACTTCGACCGTCGACAATTCCTGCGGACTGGCCAGCATATTCCACGCAGTCGCTGAGTAGCCGGTGTAGTTGCTGTTGCCCATGTACCGCGACACGACAGGCCGGAAATTGCCAACGTGCGGGTTGTTGATCGGATACTTCGCGGTTGCTGATGGGTTTCTGATTTCGGTAGAGTTGAACAGCGAAGCCGATGTCGCGCTAAGTGCAGTCGGCACCAATAGAATCAGGGGCATGTGCCCAATCGGCTCGCCGTCCGCATCTTTGAGGTCCATAAACAACTGCTCACCTTCTGTGAGCTGGACAGTGCCGAACCCGCACCGTCGAAGTAGTTCGCTTGGCCAGTCGTAAAGAGGGTTCCTTGTGCCCCGAGGTAGACGGTCCAGAAGATGTGATTCAGCGTTCTGCCGCCACCATTTCCGAACCGGCGTGGCACGGTAGTGATCGCGCCCAGATCGTCATTGATAATATCGGTTCGGGTAACCGCCAGGCGCAACGCGTAGGTGTCGGCTTTGTTGGTGTACGACTCATCACCGAGTGTTCCGTGAGAAATTTCCCCGGACGGCGGCACCAGCTTGTATGTCGATTCGCCGGTCAAGCGGTAGCTGGTCGTCGTCTTGAAGTCCGACACGGGTCGAGTCGAAGCGACTTCTCGCCATGCCTGCTCGACGAAGTTGAAGCCTTCCAGCAGAAACTTGTTGGCCACGTTGCTGAGAATGTTCGTGATGGCGACCGTCGAGAAACCACCGGCCTGGATGGGAGCGAACGCGTGTCGCATGCAGTCCGAACTATCCTGTTTGAAAGAATAGCCAGACCAACCGTTCGCACGTGCCGAGGCAACAATCATTTCCTGCAAACCAATTCCGTGCGGGAACTGCTTGTGGGCAGCGTCAAGCAATTCTGGCGAACAATGATCCTCGGGCTTTGCAATCGAGCCTGTAGACAGGACGGCAGCGGCGAGAATGTCATTGGTGATCCCGTCTCTGCTGCTACTGTGGATAGCCGGACCCTTGGGACGTTCTGCAACCATGAGATCTGCCTTGTACATTGCGGCGGCGAGAATGTGCTCGGATTCAAGTTTGACGACTGGCCACTTGTCGCTGAGGGCCTTCGCTTTCGCTTCGATCGCGCCTTTGCGGGCGACGGTAGCCAGCTTCGCGAAATCCTCCGCCGGAACCGTTTCGCGATACTCTTCCGCAATCGCTTCGATCTTAGCCATGTGGCTTTCGTGGGCGAGGATCACGCCGTCGAGGTTAAAAACGGGAGCCTCGATAATCGCCGGGTTGGCGGCCGCTTCGATCTTCTCCGCGTCCTTTGACTCCGCTGCCTCAATTTTCGCGGCCTTCGCGATAACCGCAGCGGCTTCAACTTCCGCGTCGTACTTGGCACGAAGATGTTGGATC